CGTCCCGATTGCAAGATAAGACTGGCCGTTTGTGTCAGCCCAAGAGTGAAGGGCGCGCACAATTGCGGTCTGGGTCGAGGAAAACTTTGTCCAGCCGCCCAGCTTTTGCGCCAAGCCGAGTCCCTGACGATCTGGAACGAACCTGATAAGGTTGCTGTTTGAGATTGCGGCCTCGTTTAGGGCGGGGGTTCTATTTTGATCGACCCCTGGGATCAGCTTCAAGCTTGCGTGTGGCATACATTACCCTCGTGTCGGTGATGCGACTTGGGCGGGCGATTGCGATGACCACGCCGCAGCCTCGAACTTCTTGCGGGCCTCCTCGACTGTCGCGGACTTGAGGAGTGTTTGATACTGGCTCTCGTAGCTTTGCGCCATTTGCGGATCGTCAGACTGACGGCCAAAGTTGCGCTGATAGGCCGAAATGTAAATCATCGACGCCATAATCAAAAGGTCTGGCAGATATTGGCTGATAAACGAAACCCCGTTTCCGTTACCAATCTGGCCGATAACGGTGGCAGCAGTCGGGTTGACCACAGATTCTGGTAACGTGATCGTGATATTTGTGGAACTGGTCACAGTGGCCGTAAACGTCCCATTCCAGGTTGATGACGCAAATCCAGTCAATGTGACCTGCGCCCCGTTGGTGATCCCATGCGGCAGGATGAAGTCAATTGACCCAGTTGTCAGGGTTTGGATTGCGGATGTCACTTGAGGAGTAAATCCAAGGGGAGCGGGGCGAAGCGTTCCCACCACCTCCACATAGTAATCAACATCGGGGACTGGTCCAACAAGGAACAGCGTGTCATTGAATGGGACGAAGTATTTTGGCTGTGCGCGATTGCCAGTCAGAGAGGAGCCGAAGACGGCATCCAAAAACTCTTTGGTGGTCGGCAGCAGGGGGATGCGCTCCGCTGCATCTGGATCGGTGTTTCCCGATGGGCTGATCAGATTGATCTGCTCACTTACCACGAAGTAAGTCCCATCGCCAAGGTTCTGGCTGAACGACAGATTGCGGTTTCCCGCAGTCAGCTTGTATGCGGGGCCGTGCAGTGACGCCGACGTGTCCATCAGATCAAGGTCACGATTGATGCGTAGGGTGGCATAATCAATCATCATCTGAAGGATTGACAAGAAATTCGTATCACTGGGTGATACGACTGCCATTTCAGCAACTTGGTTTTTGTATGTCTCGTATGTCAGTCCGACCATGATGCCACCTTACGTTTCAAGGCCACTATAGACCAAATGTTCGCTTCAACCAATAGACGTTGCGATTTCCCCGCCACACGCAAAGTATCCCGCGCCATCAATCCAATTGTCGGCGTGATCTTCATTGGACTTGATGCGGGCTGCCTTCAGAAGGGCCATCATCACGGCCACATCAGTTGATGTCACATTGATGTCCAAGTGGATGGACCAATAGGCCGCAATGGTTTCAAAATTGTTTTCCATGTCCCCGTGCGTGTTTGCGCGATCTTTGGTGACATATGCCTTAGCGGTATCAAGAATTTCGGAGCGGTTCATATGGACACCTTCATGCGGCTGATTTCGCCGAGTTGTTTGTGAAATGTTATAGATTGCATCTGAGATTGCGATACATACGCACGTGACATGGCATAGAAGTCCCTTGGGGTCACGGGTCGCATTTGCTCTACCTGAACGCCCCCAATATCTTGCATTTTAGCATGATGTAAATGGCCAGTGAAGTAAAAGCGAAATCTTGTCCGCCCCCACATTTCTGGCCACTCGTTTGCAAGGTGCATTACCAAACGCTCGGCCTTTGCCTTGTCTCCGTGGTGTGCGGCAAAAAGGCATAGGCCAAACTCCATGATGAAGAAGTCACCAACGTTTTTTTGAATTTCTATGCGCGGATTTTCTCTATAACGCTGGATCATGGCCATTCTTACCGCCAAGTAAGCGTCTCTGTCGTGGTTCCCTTGGATAACCGATACCAGAACCGTCTCGTGCTTTGTGGCGGAAATCTCAATGGCCGCCGCAAGCGCATCTATTGCAGATTCAATTGTTTGTTCGATCCTCGTATCTACATCTAAGACGTGACCGCTTTGCGTCATGTTTGTGTTATCGTTATGATGCAGAAAATCACCCCCAACAAGAATCACACCAAACTTTGATGATGGCGCAGCCGCAACGCAGCTTGCTATTCCGCTTATCAGACGCTGCGAAGCAATCTCGGTGGTGTATTCTTCCCCAGTTTCGCTCCTGCGCGCCCTCATGCCTATATGGGCATCAAATATAGGGTATATCGTGAGCAAATCTTCGTTGTGTATGTCAGACTTCACTATTTCTGGGATCGCCTTTATGCTATCCATAGCATTACGGATGTATTCTATTTTGTCATGCAGAGATTCATCTTTTGGAATCTTGAAGTAGAGTGACGCTTTCTCTGTCTTCAGCCAGCCAGAATGCAGAATTTCCGAATCTTGCATTCCAGCATCATCCATCGCCTGCGATATGGCTGGATCAATATTTTTTTCAATGCGAGAAACAATTCGCCTTACGGACCGTTCACTTGTTCCAGTTCTTCGTGCGACTTCGGCTTTGTTCCCAATTTTAAGATATAAGTCATATATCTCTTTTTGGCGCGGCGTCATTTGCAGGCCGCGTCAAGCATCATAATAAGTTTTGCGCCAGTTACGATGGAGGCGTCGCCGCCATCCTTTGCAAGTGCCGCCGCGTGTTTTGTCCGAGCGGAAGCCGTCCCATCGCAGATTGCAGGCTTACTTGCCACGCTCGCGCAGCCAGTCACGAAGGACAGCAGGATCACTGCTGATATGATCTTCAACATTGTCAATTTCCTTTCGGGTTTTTGCATAGCCTTCAGCGGTCTTCAGGGCGGTCTGCTGGCGCTGATCGCGCCGTCCAGCCATCCATGCTGCCAAAATGATCACAACAACGCCAGCGGCCCACAGGGCGGCGCGCTTGAGCCATCCAAACATCAGTGATCCCCCGCAGCCCACTTGCGGAGGCGCTCACGCATGATCCACAGCGCGGCCAGCACTACGACGCCACAGAATGCCATTGCCACGATCTGGGCCGTCCCAGTTAGGGCAGAGACGGCAGATACGCCAGCGCCAGCCGCAGATACGATCTGAATGGTTCCCGCCTGCATGGTGCTGGATTCCACGGGGGTATCGCGTGGCATATCAGGTGCTGGCACTGTTGCGCGACTTTCAATCCGCGTAGCAATCATCGTAGAATCGGTCAGGAACAGATCGCGCTCGGCCATGCGGCGGCGCGTTAGTCCAGCCAGAACCTTGCCGCCTGCCTTGTTCCACATCAGGATGGCGTCCGCCGCCTTTGCGTGTTCACCCGCATTGAAATAGCGCAAGGCCGATGATTTCTTGAAGGCACCCACGCCGATATTGTAGGCCAGAGAGACAAACGCACCGAACTCGTTCTGGGTTGTGGCGCGCGTCAAAAGCTTGGCCACTTCAGTGGCAAAATTCCTAATTGTAATCTCAAAGTAATAATCGGCCTGCGTTTTGGTGATTTTCATGCCTTCATGCGGGATGACGCCCACGCCAGCGGCGGCGGTCGTGCCATAGCCAATGGTCCAAATACCTGCGGGGCATTTGTATGCCGTCAGGCTGCACCCCTCGAAGGATTTGATCATGGCGACAGATGCGTCATTTATCATGGTGATGGAGGAGGTTTTGTTAATCATTTGCGTAACGCCTCTTCAATGTTTGATAGCTTGTCAAACACCGTCTGGAACGATGCTTGTATCTGTTTGAACTCGCGGTCGTGGGCTTCTTTATTGGCCGATGCCGTTGCCTTCAAGACAGCGATGTCTGTGTCATGCGACTGCTGCTTGTTATACATCAAAAAGACAAATCCGATAACTGGAGCCACCGCCCACTTCATAAGGAATTCCAGAACGTCCATTATGCCGATACCCCCTTGATAATGGTGAAGTTTACAATTGGCGTGTCGGAGGAAACGCCCGCCACAGATGCCATTGTGACTTGGAAGGACGTTGCTGCGGTGATTGCAGAACAGAACGCCACATAAGTGTTCGTAGCGCCGCGAACAGAAAGGACAACAGTATCCGTGACCGCGATGCCTGTGTTTGGCACCGTGAAAGAGAAATACGTTCCTACCACGGCTGTGGCGGTAAACAGCGTTACCGCGCCGCTCTTGCTGACGCCAGTAGTTGGCGCTGCCGTGGTGCGGCTTGTTAACTGAGTGACGGCCACGCCAGCCCCCGTGGAGTAGCCTATACCGCCCGTTCCCGAAGACAGGACGCTGGTCGATGCAGTGACGGTGGTAAACGCGCCCGTTGATGGGCTGGATGCGCCCACGGTGCCGCTATAGACGCCGCTGGTAATGGTGGGGCCAGTCCCCAGCACCACCGATCCGCTTCCCGTTGATGTGGTGACACCCGTGCCGCCGCCAGTGACTGGCAGGGTTCCAAAGGCTGGGGCAGAAGTCCCTGCGGACACAAGGGCTTGACCCGTTGTGCCTGCGGCGGTTGTCGCCATAGCCGTGGTGGAACTTGAATAAATGACACCACCCTGCGTCAGCGCGGTTTGCTGTCCAGTCCCGCCATTTGTTACACCAAGGGTTCCAGATACCTCAGTTGCCAGAGCTACCGCGCCAAAGGTCGGTGCGCCCGAGGCGTTCCCGTGGAGAACCTGAGACGATGTTCCCGCTGCTGACGTAGCCATCGCGGTGGTGCTGGTGCCGTATACCACGCCGTATTGCGTCAAGTTGCTCGCTTGCCCAGTGCCGCCATTACCAACGCCCAGAGTGCCGCTCACATGAGTGGTCAGGCCGATCTTACCATAGGAGGGGGCTGCGCCAACGCCGCCCGAAATGATGGCGTTCCCCGTGGCCACATCGGCTAGAGACGACAGAACCCCAGCGGTTGAAGCATAGATGATGTCGCCAATGGTGTATGATGAAATGTTTGTCCCGCCGCGCGCCACGGGGAGGACGCCAGAGACATCGGCAGTCAGAGACACTGATCCCCACGTCGGAGCGCCTGAGGCGTTGCCATGAAGAACCTGCACTGAAGTTCCCGCTGCGGTGGACGCCATTGCGGTGGTGCTGCCGCCATAGATTAGGCCGTATGGCGTCAAGGCAGCGCCCTGCCCCGTCCCGCCATCGGCGACAGCCAAATCGGTGATTCCCGTGACGGAGCCGCCCGTGATTGCCACCGCGTTGGCATTCTGCACTGACATCGTGCCGAGGCCCGTGATGTCGGTATTTGGGATGGTGGTAGACGCAGTAAATGGCGCGGTCCCGCTTCCAATGACATACCCAGTTAAAGTTGATGCGCCAGTTCCGCCAACAGAGACGGACAGTGGAATTGTCGTGGGCGTTCCCGCTCGGCTGGCCGCAACGATCTGATCCAGTGATATTTTCACTGATGTCCCAGACTGAACGCCTTCAAATAGTTCTTGACCAGATACGGACGCAACCGCAGGGAGATTTGGGATTTGAACATACGACATCAGATCGGTCCTGTCTCTGGAACTTCGGTATTACCATACGGCAATCCTGCCTCTGTGGCTAGTGGCGGCGTCTGCGCTGCGGGGTCAGTGCCTGGCTGTTGGTTCAGGCTGCCATCAGCGCCACCAGTCTGCTGGGTGACGCGGGTCTTGTCGTTTTCGGTGATGCGGACATCGCCATCTGGAACCATGATACCAGTCTTGGCGTTCATCGTGGCGGGGCGGCTTGTCAAACGGAAGTCAGTCTCGGCGTTGACGAATTGCTGTGGGCGCGCATTCATGATCGGCATTGGATCGGCGGGCAGGACGATAGACCGAAGCTGCTGCTGTGGATCATCCATGCAGTGATTGCACACTAGAAGGCGCTTGTTGATCATTGACGCGCCAGCCCAGTCATACTGCCAGCCCAGATCAACGTGATTGTATACTCCGCCACATCTATCGCATACACCTGCCGCCTGGGGATTCCTCGAACTGATCCGAGCGCGACCTTGTTTTGACGCATATGCCATTATACCAAACCCTTCTCACGTTCACGCCGAGCCCGTTGCGCATCCCTCATTTTGGCCTTTGTGTCATCAGACATCTTCGGTCTTGGCTTTCCACGGGTCTTTGATCCATAGGTATTTCCAAGGTGTGCCTTGGATATTTTTCTACGGGCTTCCTCGGACACGGGATGACCCATAGATGAAATAGACATCTTCATCCTTGTTTCCGCAGATGCTTTTCTTCCCGCCTGACCTCCAGAGCACTTTGCCCTTACAACATCATTATCCATGCCAATTTTAGTGGCGGCGGAGTGCTTCTCTCTTGAATCAGGCGCAGACCAACGTCTTTTGGATGCAGCCCTCATTTTTTCTAACACATCTTCAGGCGGGCTTTTTAAGCCATCACCGCCAGCAGTTTTGTTTGAAAGTTCAACGTTACGCTTTTTCCAAAAGGCAATTCGCTCTATCTCCAAGCGCAATGAGTCATCCTCAGAAAGGCCTGATGCGACCATACGCACTTCTACGCACATTCCAAGCTTCTTTAGCTTATTTTTTATGTTGCTATGATGCTTGTTTCTAGTGCGGTTTGGATCAAATCTTTCTCCGCTGCCCTTCCCCACATAAAATGGAAGGTCAAGATCGGGACGCCAATGCTCATAAACATAGAATTTTTTCATCGAAAATAGCTCGAAATCATGGGGCTGATAAACATCC